ATGTGACGCTTGGTCACCGAAGGTGAATACCAGATTTCCATCTTCCGTCCTCACGACGAATGAATTGTGTTCTGTGTTTGCTGTGGCCTGGAAGTTGAATCTCTGCACACTAGCCACTGTAGGTTCAATCTCAACGTCCCACTTGACGCCCTTGAACTTGACCGTCTTGAGTTTCTCATTGATGATCTCGGCGTTCATGAACCTGTAGTCGTTCTTGAAGTCACCCTTTTCGTTCTCGAAATGGATTCCCGTCGGAACTGTTGTGCCGTTTCTCTCACCGGACAACACTGTTATGTTCGCCTTCTCCTTGTACTCCGGACACTTCAGGTGTATGTCAAGTTTGCCCATCTGTGGCATACCAAACGTACCCGTCATTTCCGCTTGTGGTTTGTGGAAAGATCCTTGCAGGATCACAGATCTGTCTTCTGCCATCGAGTCGATTGCAGTTTCCTTATCGTCTCCGGTGATTTTAACAAGATCCAAGAATCCCAGTCCATGCGTGTGTTTAACGATGTCTTTCAAGATATCTATCATAATGTTTGTATTGTATATGATATTTAGATCTTAGTCTACTGTTATTTCAGAAACTTTGTACACAACCGGATTTTGTTTACCAGGTTTACGGAATATAGCGTAGTTGGCTCCGGGTCGGAATTGGTTCATTTCAACAATCTCGTAGCCTTGCTTGGTTAACATGTCGGTCATTGCTGTCTTTGTGTTATAGTTCCAATACCCTCGTTTCGCTTCATGCAGGTCGTGGTCAAAATGACAGTCAGCATAGTGTATGAAACAGTATCCTCCTGGGATAAGCACTGATTTGATATCTGCAAGGTATTGTTGTATGTGCTCTTGCGTGAAGAACACGAACGTGTCCCAACTGAAAACGAAGTTACAACTGCCACGTGGTATGTTGCCACAATCAGTTTTATCAGTTACATAGAACCTTAGATATTTTTTGTGTGCTGGATTGAATCTCCTTATTATTTTCTGTTCTAGTTCGGGTAGCACGTCCAAGAAAAAATTCAATCTCCATGCCCTGAATTCCTTAGAAAACATGCCAGATCCCGGTCCTATCTCCAGGCTGTTGTAAGCATTTGTTCTAGAAAATTGAAATATCTTGGTTTGAATCGCTCTATACAGTAAATCATCCACAACAGGTTTTTCTCTTTTCTTATCTAGATCTATTCTGAACCAGTTGCGAGTTTTATCTAGTCTATCAATTTCTTCTTTATTGTTTGCGTCGATGGCCATTTCCAGATCTTTGAGCATTTTAAGATTCTGTTCAACAATGGTCCGGAGGTCTTTCCCTTTGTCAAATTTTTCTAGTTTTTCGATCAGTAGTTTGATTTCTTCTATGCTCAGCATAAATGTATTTAGAATTCGAACAATTTGTTGAATGTGTTTGTGGTCTCTGTGCTCTGCACGTCCCATCCTAGCACACCTATCAGGTTGTCTATCTTTTGGTCAAGTATTGTGCTTTCCATTGCTTCTCCGTCAAATGGCAGTTCTTTGAACCATTCTGGAATACGCAATTCGTCAACAGGGTATGCTATACTGGTGTATCCAAGCGGGTTGCTTTTGAGTTTGCATACTATAACCTTTGCACCATCTGTTATTGGCATTGAATACTTGTCGCCATACATCTCCCTACACTTGTTCCAGTTCATGCTGGCCCTCACGTGACCTGGCATGTTTGTTTTGCCCTTCTTCTCTTCCTCTTCTGTGTATTTGGTCATATTGTTGGCTCTTTTTGGGGAACCCTTCTCCCAACCTGGTCTGGACTTGAACTCTGCCCTGAATTCACTTATCTTCTCTAATACTTCTGTTTCGGTCTTACCTGTTAGCACCATATACAACAAATCACTCAAGAAGTCTTGTACGAACACAGGAGTGTCTGAACGTTTTAGGTCAAGACCCATTGCCTTGACTTTTCCTTCCTTGCCCTCTGTGTCTACACGTTTGCCTTCCTTGTCATAGTACAGCACCGCGTATCTTTTCTTTGTGATGAACAGGCCTTTGGAAGCAACCAGTTCTCTACCTGCCGCGATCACTTCGCCACGTGTGCTAGGGCAATGAAATGCCTTGACCATGAACGCCTTGAAGGATCCGTTCACCTCGTCTGATATCTTGTCATACAAAGCAACAACGGAATCTTTTGTCCATGGGATAATACCTTCGTTTATTTCCTTTTGAAGTGTCTTATGTGCAGTGAAGTAAACCGAGTCTGTATCTCCGTAAACAACACTCTCGCCCTTGTGATCGTACGTTCCTGCTACAATTTCATTTACCTTACTTGCCATGTGTTTTGTGATACACCTACCGGTCAGTGTGACCGATTGACCGATCCTTATGTCAAAGAACCTACAACCTGGATTCAATATCGCACCATACAGACTGTTCAGGTTAATCTTCTTGACGAGTTGTCTCTTGTCCCAATACTCCCTTTCTATCTCGTTGTCTCCGCATTCACGCATCTTCTGTTGCATTTCTTGACGTTCCGCGTACCAACGTTTGAGTAATCCTGGAATGATTGCCTCATACTCGTAGGTGAATATGGTGCCATTTGCACTCAACATCCATTTGTTGTTACCGTCGAATATTATCTCATACAGTTGTGCCGCACTCATACGCACACTGGTCTTGTCTTCCCAGTCAACAATTATCTCAGTGCCCTTCTCTTGATTCATCACTGCCTGATACTCCCAACTGCCGAACTGGCTGTCCCATGCCGCCGCGAAGGACTTCTTGGCGTGTTTGGCCCTGTTTATCTCCGCTGAAGTTATCACAGGTCTTATCTGTCCCACTATGGTCTCAGGCCCCATGTTCAGTGCCCTAATCACACTAGGATACAGACTGTTGATGTCGATAGAACCGATCCAGTCGTGTATGCCTTTTGTTGGAGTCGCCACGTAGGCACCCGCCGCTGGTTGGTTCTCTTCACCTTCCTTCTTGTACTTCCTACCAGGCACCTGCATACCTCTTCTGTGTGCCTCGTTCACAATCGCCTGTTCCGTGACCGCGACAGCACCCATTGTTGTCTGTAGCAATACCGTGTTCTGGTGAGCAATCTCGTTGGCAAGCTCTATGAACTTCAATTTCTTCTCCAGTTTGGCCAATAATGCTGTATCTTGTCTGTTGTATTCTATGAACAATCCAAAATCATTCTTGTATAGGTTATCTAAGGATCCTTCGTACACAGTTTTCTTTTCACCAAGTTCGTGTTCACCTATGGCGTCCAGTCTAAAACTATGTCTCTCTTCATATGTGTACTTCCTGTAAAGTTCCAGCAAGTCTAGGTGTACTCTGCCTACCAGATCAAAACTCAACTGTTCCCTGCCATATTTTTCGAAAACTCTCCTCTTTGGTTTCTCGCCCCAGAAACACAATCTTCTCGTGTCATCTCCACTCAATACTTTCTGTATACGTCCCACTGTGTATGGAATATCATAACCTTCACTGTTCCAGCCAGACAATATGTCTGCGTCTTCCACAAGTTGTAGGAAAGCGTCCAGCATGTCTTTCTCTTTGGCAAACAACATGGTGTTGTCAAATCTCTTTGTGAGTTCTTCTGCGTCAGCCATGCTTATGGTCTTGGGAGGCACTGCGAGTGTGACCAGTTGATCCGTCCAACTCATGTAACAACTTATGGCAGTAATGGGCATGAACGGATCATCTGTTGTGGAATAACCTCGATCTGGATCGAAGTCCACTTCGATATCAAAGAACATAACATTCAGTTTTGGAGTCTCCTTACCTAGATAATTCTCTTCCAAACATCTGAACACTGGATTGATATCATGTTCATAAAGTTGCTTGTTCGACCTTATACGTTGCTCCTTTATGAATTCTTTGTTTGTTGAACACACCACTCTCTGCAAGGGCTCACCTGTCATGCCCCTGTGTTTGCCCCTTGCGTCCGGATAGTAGAACACGTACCTGGCATCGTATTCTGTGAATATCCTGCCCTTCTTGGGATCACGTTCTACAACATAAATCCTGTCTTCGTCTTTTTTGTATAATGCGTCTATGTAACTCATATTACCACCAATAACTTGCCACGCCGTAGCCGTAGACATTTATGATTGAGAAGTAGCCAGTGATCATCATAACGAATGCGGCGTTTCTTCTGTAGGCGGCATAACATTGTGTTACCGCTCCTATGAAGAAACCAGGATAGATTATCGTCATGTCTGGATCTGCGGCCGTTATCGCAAGAGTGAGGCTGGCTCCAACCGTGAAAATGAAACTGACCAGTTCAAAATAGAACGCTGTCCGGTCACTTTCAAAACTACGAAGCCAGAATGATCTGACTTTGTCTAACATTAAAGTTTGCCGGCTGTGTTTAAGATGCTCTCCAGCGTGTCCATCTCGTCAGCGATGTTCTGGTAGTTGCCCTTGTGTGCAACCGATATCGCTTTGTTGATTAGTGCTGGTTTCAATTCTAGTTCTTCTGCGATTGCTTTTACCGTGTCTTTTAACCCACCTTTGAGATCTTCCACTTCACCTAGTACCTGTGAGCCCTGTGATATGATCTGTATTAACTTCTGCTTCTCAGCGTCGTTGAAATTTCTTACTGCCATTTGTTTCTCCTGTTGTTAAGCGTATATTATATTATATTTTGTGGGGTATGTAAACTATTTTTTCTTAGTGGCCACGTTCTTGGCTTTACCACGCCTGTTGGGATTTGGATCTTGCTTCCTCTTCCTCCTGGCCGCACTGGCCCTACCCTTCTTGCCGAGAGCGTAGGCCTTCTTGGCTGGTAAACATTTTGGTTTGCCTTCCTTTTCACTGCCACGAGCACAGGCTCCCCTGATCTTGCCCTTGGGACCGAAACGCACCCATTTCTGTTTGAACCACTTCCTTAAATCTTCATTGAGTGTCTCCGCGAACATCAGTTCGCCACAGTTGACGCAGAAGTCTACGTCTTCTTTCTTCACGCAGTTGGGCACACGCTTGCCGAACATGGTCTTCATGCCCCGCTTCTCGTACCCCTTCCAGCATTTCTCTGTGATTACGTCCGTGATCCTCATTTGCTCTTGTTACCCCAGTTGGCGGCACCCTTCTTACGGCACTGCACCAGTGCGCCACTGGCGTAGGCACTTGGCCATACCTTGTATCTTGATTTCACCTTGTGATAGCAGGCGTCCTTCTTTTCGGCCAATTTTTCAAATTCGGCCTCCGTAATCCCTACGACTTCAGTGATACGCATGTTACCACTTCCTGCATGACCAGTATCTGGCCTTGGTCTTTGGTCCCGGGTTGGCACAGTTGTGACGTGCCCTGAAACTCTTTCTTGCCTTTGGATTTGACTTCCTGATCTTCATGGTCTTCTGTCCGGCCTTTCTCGCTGAACTGCCACCGTGTCCGAAGTTTACTTTCTTCACGTTTCCAGATTTTGGATCTTTGACGTACACTTTGAATTTTTTAACATCTCCACGCATTGGTTTGTTCAGTGGCACTTTCCTGCCCCTGTACTCTGCGTCGAATAACTCGTTCTCATCTTCTGGGAAACCCAGTTCACCAAACGCTTCGTAGAACGCATCGTCGTCCTCGAACGTCATCTCGTCCTCTTCTGGGAACGGTTCGTATGCTTCGTCCATTGATAGGTCATCTTCGACCTGTCCCAATGCTGTGATAGCCGATGTCTTCCTGTCATCGTCTATTGGCAGTTCTGCTATCTGGTCCTTCATTGCAGAAATCTGTAACATTAATTTCGTGAAATCTATGTCGCTTTGTTTTGGTGCTTCCTGCACAGGTGCGTTCACACCGTCTATCCTGTTCAATATGTTCCTGATTTCTACCATTGATTCCGCTATCGGTGAGTTGCCCATCTTCATCTGTGTTGGATCCTTCGTGAATTGTGTTGTTTTTGCCAGTCCTCTACTGCCAGCACTTGCAGGCGATTGTATTTGCCTACCTGCGTCAACTGTGCCGTTGTTGGTCATAGACACCTTATCGTCTATGTACTTGCCGTAGTTGTAGGGTATCGTGCTCATTTAGTGTATTTATTTCCACAGCACCATCTTGAAACGTTCTTTGTCGATGCCAAAGAACTGTGTTTTCCATTCGCTCTGTTCAAAAAAGCCTAGTCCGTGCCATTCATCCTTGCGTTCCAGCATTGTCTGTGCCCGTTCATCCCAATCCTGGTTGAGCAGGAACTCCTCCATCTTGGACTTCTTATCCTGTATCTCATTGTATTCGAATCCGTCATACTCCCAGTGTAAGAGTTCAAACACGTTGCCTTCTTGGTCGCAGTAGTCTATGGAGAAATCCAATCCCCATTTGGGTCGCATTGCCACTAACTTATAGAAATGTGGTCTGTAGCCTGCCCATGTCTCCAACTGGTGTAGTGCATCTCCGGTGTATCCTTTACGTTCGAACATAAGAGCATGGTTGATGTGCGGCCCTTCTCGGTCTTCTTCCGCCGTGAACCATTCTTTCCTCAGGGTGATGTGTTCTGAATTCCTGTGTTTCGTGGTTTCAGCACCGTTGGCCACAGCATATAGTTGTTCCAATTTGGTGAGGTCATAGCCGTTCTGGTCGAAGTATTCCACTGCTTCTTTTGGTGGAACTGAAAATACGCTCTTTACTTTTTGAGTCCAATATGGATTCGCATTGAATTTGTTGTCTGTCACGTGTAATCTCATACACGTATTTAAAAAGTTTACTGGATTATTTTTGTGGGTCTAGATCGTTTGTGAACTTGTCTTCGGCTGGCTCTTCTAATTCAACGTCTTCGCCCATCTCGTCGTCATCGTCGAACTCTTTGTCCAACATAGGAACCTCGCCGTCCGTGTCTTTGTCGTCTGCGTTGTCTTCTGCCTCTTCGTCATTTGCCTTCGCTTCTGGTCTGTGTGGCTCTGAAGTGTTTCTCTCCGCGTCTGCGATCACTTGTTCTTCTTCTGGTGCTTCCGCCTTCTCAGCGTCTGCTATGATCTCAGTAGTCTCTGGAGTCTTGACCAGAATGCTTGATGATTCTTCATTGTAAACTGCCTCATTGTCTGAGATTGTGTTGTAAAGTTCCACAAGTTGAGAGTCTTCTGCACTCTTGATGTATTCTGCGATATCTTTTTCAACAACTTCTCTGAATGATTTAGAGTCATATGTTTGTTCTTCCTTTTGCTCTGCTTTCAGTTCTGCCAACTGTGCTTCTAATTCTGCTATCTTGTCTAATCTGTTCACTTCCTCGTTTACTTCTTTTTTGATTGTTGTTGCTATTGAAGTGTCTGCATCTGATTCCTTGATCGCTTTTGTGATAACGGATTCTGCTTTTGGTTCATCTGTGATAGATTCGACTAATTTTTCTGCTTTTTTTGAAACTTGTACCGGCTCAACATACTCCTTGATACCTGCCAACTTGGCTATGTCTGCCAAAGAGATGTCTTTGTCATCTAGCACTTTAGGAGTTTTGCCCGCCGCTTCCATCAATTGTGCCCTCTCCTCTTCAGGAGTGATGTTGCTCATTGCGTTTAGACGTGCTACGAGGTCTCTGAAACTTGTGTCTGCTGATTTTTTAGTGCTCATACGAAGTATTTATAATTGTTACAGTTTTATTTAAGGCGTTGATTTAGGCTTATTGCTAATTTTGACTCGTATGCAAGTCCCTCGGTCTTCATGAATTTAACATATTTGTTCTGTAGATCAACCACATGTGATAGATCCTTACCAGAATTAAGTCTAATTTTTGCATCGGAGATATCTTTTTCAATCATTTTTGCCAGTTTGTCATCGCCTTTTTCCTGTGCCATCTCTAATGCTGAGTTCATGGCGTCTATTGCCGGGATTGAATTGTCTATAGCGTTGTTAATTGAATTCACTCCTGCCAGACCTGCAACAATAACTCCTGCCATTGCTAGGTTCCTTGCCCAGTCTTTCAAACCTTCTTCAAGTTCCGCTTCCTTCTTTGGCTTGCCGTGTTTGTTGTGCTGTGCCCACGCTATGGCGTAAGGTGCTCCCTTGTCCTTGAATTTTTTCTTGAGTGCTTTAACTTGCTTTTCTCTGCCGGGAGGTGCTTCCTCGTCTGTGTCTTTTCGCTGTTCTTTGGCAATCTCTTTCTCAACCTCGTTTACTCTCTTGGCAAGAATCCTCATCATGCCTGGTTTGGTGTCAACATCATCTAGGCTTGTTTCCCTTGCCAGGATCTCGTCAATGTTCTTCTGTATGATGCCAGCGTGTCTCTGTAAAAGATCTGAATCAAGTTCTTCTCTGTATGGATTTAGTTTTTGATATTCTTCATAGTTGTGTACGCCCTGTAGGTAGTCTGCGGCCTTGTTAAGTTTGCTCTGCACCCAACCCTCTAGGTCATCACCCTTGTTGATCATGTCCATTAACTCAATCGCGTACTTGGCGGTGTGGTACAGTGTTGATTTGCTCATGTGTCCCTCGCCTGCGTCTTCCGTCAAGCCACCGTCATCGTATAGTCCGGCCTTCTCGCCCTGCATGTAGCCGTGTACTTTTTTCACATAATCACCTGCTAGGTCGATCTTCTTGGCAACCCATGCCTCCATCTCGGCATCGTCATCTATCATGTTGTGTATCTTGATTGCGTGTTTTCCGATCTTCAACAATTGGTTCAAGGCCATCGAAGCCTCGTATGTGTCCGCCTGCACTGGTTGGTTGTGTAACTCGTTTATCTTCATGTTAATTGAATCCGAAGTGTGTTACCTCAGGATATTTTGCTAAAACTTTTCTTGCTATCTCGTTGTGTGCTTTCACCATCTGGTTCATGTAACCCTCTGGCTTGCCAACTGACACCATGTTGCCGTCTTGTGTTGTTGGTTCTTCTGGTGATCTCTTGCCTATGTTTTTCTGCAACCATTGTGTTGTTCTTGCTATGA